CGGCGACCAGGTTGATGACCGCCGAGCCCATGGCGCCCGAGAGCGTCTTGAGTTTGCCGGCGATGTTCTGACCGAGGGTCAGCCACTTCCAGTCGGTGATGGTGTCACTTGGCGACCAGACGCCGGTGGCGGAAACCATGCCCAGCGCGGGCAGGAGGATCGACTCCCACGGCGCGGCGGTGTACAGGTCCGTCTTGAAAGTGAACTGGCCGCTTTCGATGCCCTCTTCGGCGGTGACCTGGGACAGTGAGCCGGCGGCGGTGCGGCTGGTGAAGGCGACGTTGTTGGTGATCGCGCCGTCGTAACCGAAGAACGCGGTGTCCGCGTCGGCCAGGGCGATGGGCGTGCCGGCGGTGGTTTCGATTTTGGCGGCGACGATGCGGCGGCGGGTGGAGAGGGGCATGGAATAACCTCCAGCTTAGATCGGGGTGTAGGGGTCCAAGTCGGTGTGCTGGTAGTCGACGCTGACGCGCACACGCACGCCGGCGGAGCTGTCATCGTCCGCGCGGATCAGTTGCGGGCTTTCCAGGCGGGCGTTGTAGCCCACGCCGGCGTAGGCGCCCGAGTCTGATTCGTAGAAATCGATGGCCAGGGCCTTTTCGAGTTCGGCGATGGCGATGGCCTGCAGTTGGTCGTAGGGGCGCGGGTCAGAGTCGGCGGGCTCCACATAAAAATCGATCGCGAACGTCGCGGTGCGGCGGAGCTTGACGCCCAGCGAGCTGATCTCATCTTGATCCTGGGCGAACGAGTCGAGCTGCAGGAGGGTGATGCCGTCGGCCGGCGAATGGTCGGCGCGGCGCTTGGGGCGCACCACGTCTTTCACGGTGACGTCATACCCGTTGCCCTGGGTGATGGTCAGCAACCGGGTGACGATCTTCTGCGCGATCTGTTCGACGACGGGGTAGGTCATGGTTCGCGTTTCAAGGTCGAGGCTTCCGTACTTCCGGGGGCGGGGGTTACTTCCGGGGGTTCCGGGGGTTCCGGGGGCCGGGGGTTAGGCGGCGGTTTCGTCGATGGTGACGGTGACGATCAGGCCTTGGGGCAGGGTGCCGGTGCCGGCGGTGGCGTCGACCACGAGCTGGTAGATGTCGCCATCGGTGAAGCTCGTGCTATCGAGCGTGCCGGCGAGCACGGTGCGGACCACGGTGGTGGAGTCGATGTCGATGACGGCGGTGAGCACGGTGGCGAAGGCTCCGCCGCCGGTGGATTTCTGCAGGTCGACGGTGACAGTGGAGTCGCCGACGGCCGCCACCAGGATGGCCGCTTCGACAGCGACCAGCAGGCCGGTGGTGTAGCGGCCGATGAAGATCGGCACCGTCGCATCAGCCATCGCCGCGCCGCTCGCCTGGTGGTAGCTGAGCACGTGGCGGTGGACCAGCTTGCTGGTGGCTATGTCGGCCCCGGCGGCGATGTGGCTGTTGGTCAGGGAGCCGGCCGGCAGGGCCAGGGTGCCGGTGGCGACGAGGTTTCGGATTGTGGCATCAACGAGGTTGGCGCTCATGGTGCTTTATGCCTTTTTGAATTTCTGATCAAGGATCAGTTGGGCCCGGCCTTCGACGCGTTTAGGCAACCGCTCATTCAGATCGCTCATGACGTCTTTGGCGATGCCGGTTTCCGGGTTCTGCCACAAGGCCGCGATCGAGGGTCCGCGCGGCACCAGCAGCGGATAACGCGCGGCGCCGCGGCGAATGAAGGCCTGGGTGTACCCAGCGCCCGAGCCGTGGCGGATCCGTGCGACAAACGCTTTGGCGAAGGGCTTGCGCGGGCCGGTTTTCAAGATCTGGTAGCTGAACTGGCGGCGTTTTTTCGCCCGGCCTTTTTTTGTGCGCTTGCGCCCATAGTCCGGGGTTTTGGGCCTCCCCTTGTAACTCATCAGGCTCGGCCGCCCGCGCCCGCCGGTGTTCTGGTTGACGGCGGTTTCCTCGGTGTCGTTGCGGCCGTCATCGATTTTGAGGATGGCGCTGAGATCCTGAGGGACCGCCCGCACGGCTACGTTGATACGGGGATTCACGCTGCTCGCCGGCAGCGTGACCTTGGCCCGCACCTGTTTGCGGGTGCGGCCGCGCCCGGTAATGGCGACGTCGTTGACCGCTCCCGCCGCGGCCTTGCTCAGCTCGCGCGCGGTGAGGCCGAACTTCCGCGCGATGCGCGTCAGATCGGCCGTGCTGAGTTGAGCGGTGAGCATGGGAAAACTACCTCACATCCAAAGTCACAAAGCCGCCGACCGCGTCGGAAAAATTAGTGATGCGCCGCCGCGTGCGGGTGCCGCCAGGCTTGTCGGCGACGTCGATCTGATCTTCGCCGCGATTGAGCTCGTCCAGGGTGATGCCCGCGGTTTCGTCCAGGCGGACTTCGAGCTGGGCTACCGGCGTGGGTACGCCGGAAGGGAAACCCTCGAGCGGGGCGGCGAGGTCACGATTGACCACCGCGGTGATGGTTCTGGCGGCAGCGCCCTTGGGGCGGAAGATCACCGTTTCCCCGTGCAGATCCATCATGGGCCCGCCGAGGTATTCGCTGCCGAGATCGTCAAAGGTGCTCGTCACCGCCATCGCCTCCAAAATGGCGGCCCGGCCCAGGAGGATCATCCCAGGCCGGACCGCGTAGCAGCCGTCAGTGAATCACGAATCACGGCGTGGTGATGTTGTCGAGCAGCTGGGCACACTCCGGATAGATCAGCTTTTCATCGCTATCCATGCGGCAACGCACCACCTCACCGCGCACTTCGTTCGACTCGTAAGTTTCGATGGTGCCCGCCGGGGTGGATCCATCCTCGTTCCAGTGGAACGTCCGTCCGAGCGCCGGTTCCTGGTAGTTGCGCGACTTGGCGACCTTCGCGACCATCGCGTATTCATCCGACCAGATCTGACTGATGGCCGCGGTCTGCCCTTCATTGGCGGTGTTTTGCGATCCGCCGGCCACGATGACCTCCAAGTCGAACACCGCGGAGAGCATTTGCACCGTGATGTCCGACTGTTTGGCGGGGTTGCCGGCACCGCTGGACACAATCGCCTCAATGATCTGATCCAGCAGCCGCAGGTTGTGGAACACCTTGCGGTTGAGAATCAGGGCGTTGGGCCACAGCCCCGTGCGGTCGTAGACCGCCTGACGGGCCGTCGCCACGTTCTGCAGCGGCGTGGCGTTGGAGGTGTGGTTGGAATCCCACTCGTTGGTCACGCTGGTGGTCTGAGCGGTGAAGGTGGTGGCGTTGAAGATCGCCGCCGCAATCCGCTGCTCACGGGCCCGCAGGACGCGGTCGCGCACCATGGCCGCGGTCACCACTTCGGCGTCGAAATACTCCGCATACATTTTTCGGGTGCGGGCATCGATCGGCCCCTCAAGCCCGTGCTCTTCGCACGAGTAGGTGTCAGGGCTGAACTTCCAGGTGATGCGGTTGTACCCACCGTTATTGTTGCGCGCGGTTTCGGTGTCCTGGAGCCACTGTTCCAGGGGGATACGCCCCGAATTTCCGGCCTGCAGGGGAACCTCGAACACCGGCAACACCATGTCGCCGATGAAGCCGAGGCGGTCCTCTTCAAGTCCGAATTCTGCGAATGCGTCCGTGATGTCCGGCCGCAGGGTGGCAAGAGAAGCTGTTGGTGCGGGCATGGTTTAAATCTCCGTTTCGTGTGGGTCGTTTTGTTTCAAGTGCGAGGCGAAAAGAACGTTTATTTTTCAGAGGGGCCGCAAGCTTCCGGGGCAGGAAGCCTGCGACCCCGTCGGTCAGGGGGTCAGTTACGCGAGCGCAGGAGCGGTCGCGCCGTCCGCGTCGTTACCCAGTTCAATCGCCACCCAATCCGTACCGTCCCAGCCGAGCAGGGCGTAGTCGCCGGCATCGGCAAAGGTGATGGTGGTGCCGCCGGCCAGGTTGGTCGGGGTCAACGTCGCTTCGCCGCCATCGACGATGAGCTGGATCTTCTTGAGCTGTCCGATGACCGCGCCATCGGCGAGCGTGAAGGCGTCGGCGCCGGTGGTGGTCACGGCGGTGTAGAAGGTGGTGATGTTGATCGCCCCAGGCCCACTGATGGCCTGTTGAGCGGCGAGGGGGATCAGCGGGACAAACGTCGCACCCGCACCGGTCGCCTTGGTGCCGATCACAAAATTCGGCGTGCACGTGATCTTTTGGGCGCCAGTGGTGGTGTCAAACGCCAGCAGATCGCCCGCGGTGTCCTCGATCGACAGGGCATCGGCCAGGTTGGTGGTGAGTCGCACTTCCTGATTGCCGGTGGTGCCGGTCATCACCAGGACCGCGATCACCGGCGCGGTCAGCGTCTTGTCGGTCAGCGTCTGCGCTCCAGCCTTGTTTACCAGCGTGGCGTCCGCATCACCTTCCAAAGTGAAAATGCGGTCCACGGTCAGTGTGGTGGGAGGCCGCAACACAGCCTTAAAATCCCCCGTTCCACCGGTTTGGCTGCCGATCGCCATGCGCGGCTTGGCGAGGTCCGCGTCCGCTTCGAACACCGCCGCATTGGTGCCGGTGATGGTGGCGCTGATGTCGGTGTTGGGAATGGGCAGCACCTCGAACACACTGTCATCGCCGCTGGCGGTTTCCATGGCGATGCCGACGATGAGCGTGCCCGTCGTCGCGACCTTGCCGCTGGCCGCGGCGTAGACCGTCGCGAACGCGGTGGCAAACGCTTCACTGGCGACCATCTTTCGTGTGCCTTGCGCGGTGTGCAGGCGCACTGTGGCGGGTTCGGCGGCCGCGAAGGTGGGCAACTCCAGGACGCCCAGGCCGACATCGGATGCACCGGCGAGCGACAGCTGGCCAGAGCCGTTGTCTTTCACGCGCAGGTACTGGCCCAGCGCACCGCTGGCCACAAAAGTCTTCGTAGGAGATTCAACGTACTGGCTCATGGTCTTAACCTTTCAGGACTTGATGTTTTCGTTGGGGGGCTCAGGTCTCAGTTCGCGAGGGTGGTTGTCGTTTGGTGTTGATGACGCCGGAAAATCGAGTGTCAGCCTGTTCGCTTGGCGTTCACCGCGTCGAGGTAGGCCGCGTGAAGTTCGGGATGCGCAGCCCTGGCTTTGCAAATCGAACCGCCGCAATCCTTGACCGCAGCCTTCCATGCGGAGATCGCATCACCCATGTTCTTGTTTTTCTCACTGTTCAGGTTCGATCCCAGCGGAGGCACGCCCGGCTTGGCGCCCTGGCTCTGCATGGTTTCGATCTGCTTCTGTTGGCTCTTGACCGTCTGCTCCAGCCAACTCATGCGGGCCTGGCTCACGCCCATGCCCTTCTCCAGCGCGCTCAGGATGAAGTCGCTGTTGGCCTCGGGCAGAGCGGCCTTGAGCTGCGCGATCGTCGCGCCCCCGCCCCCGGAACCCCCGGAAATGGCGGAACCTGCAGTAGAGTTGCTACGGCTGGCGGCTTCATCTTTCTTGGTCTCATCCTCTTCTTCGTCGATGACCTCATCCTCATTCTTCGTTTCTTCTTCCTTCTTCACTTCGTCTTCCGACTTTGCGGGCGTGCTGGCGGTAACTCGGGGTTTGGCCATGGCGTTGGCTCCTTTAAGGGGTGTGCCCCCGGAACTGGCGGGGGTGTTGCTGGTGGGTTTACTTCCGGGGGTTCCGGGGGAGTTGGTTAATTCAGCCAGTGCTTCGTCATACGTCATCACTTGATCGATCAGGCCCATGGCGACCGCTTCATCACCGCGCCACACGCGGCCGTCGGTGATCTCGCTCATCTGCTCAGCACTGAGGCCGCGGGCCTGCTGCACAGCGGCGACGAACGGCTGGTTCATCCGATCCACCAGGCTCTGAAATTCCGCCGCTTGCTCTTCGGTGATCGGTGTGCCCTGGGTGCCCGCGCCCTTATGCTCACCGGTGGTGAACAGGTGCGTCTTGATCCCCTGTTTGCTGAACAAGCCAGCGACGTCATAAACAGTGAAGTAGGTGCCGATCGAGCCGACCCAGGCGGGGGCGTTGGCGATGACTTTGGTGGCCTGGCTGCCGATCCAGTACGCGGCGCTGGCCCCGATGTCTTCGAAGTACACGTGCACCGGCTTGACCGCGGCGGTGGCGGCGACTTCCGCGGCCGCTTCCGGCGTGCCCATGGTGGTGCCGCCGGGACTTTCAATCACCAGCATCACCGACTTGATCGAGGCGTCCTCACGGGCCTGGCGTAAAGCCCGGCGGAAACGCACGGTGGATCCGCCGCGCGAAAGGCTCGAGCCGTACTTGGTCAGCACGCCCTCGAGATCGATCACCGCCACACCGTTGGGCGCGACTTCGTAGCCGCGATTGCTCCAATCGTGATCGCCCTCATCCATGCGCGAACTGGCTTCGCGGATGTGGGCGGACAGATCCATGCCGCTGATCATCTGGCGGAACTTTTCGCCGGCGGTCGGCTCGATCGACCAGACGCCGAGGTACTGCTGGATGTGGGGGATCAGATCAGGCATCGTTGACGGTCCCCTGCGGTTCAGCGGTGGTGGTGGGGGAGCCGGGCAGGCCGGGCTTTTGATCAATTACGTTGGGCACGTACAGAAGCTCGTGCCAGTCCACGGTGACGCCGGTTTCTTTTTCGATCTGCTTGGCTTTGTTGATGGCGTCGACGATCCAGTCGCCGTTGTCGGCGATCGTCTCGACGCGGATGTCGTCAATGTCCAGGCCGCGCTCGGCGAGTTGGCGGCGCGGGCTGATCTGACGTTTTTCCACCCGCAGGGCATCGGCCTGCGCATCTTGCAACGGTTGGATATACGGCCACTTCGGCGTGGACCACGCGTGGGCGTACAGATCGCCGCCGGATTGGATCAGCTTTTTTGCCGCCGCGATCAAACGTGGATCCCCGCTATTCGGATCCGTCCACTGCCGCACCTTCCACCGATAAACCGGCGTGAGAAAGTTGTCGATGAGCCAGGCCTGGTTGCGCTTGAAGCCCATGCGGGCCTGATCCACCGCGCCGCGCCAGCCGGAGAAATTCGTGTCGCTCGCGTCCATGGTCACCATCACCAGGGGCAGCCCGAGGTTGATCCCCAGCAGCGTCAGCATCAGGCGGAAATGCTCCATCGCCCCTGGGTTGGGCACCTGCGGAGAAAAGCCGCTGATGGTTTCGCCGGGGTTGCCGGTGAGTTCCATGCCGGGCGCGATCTGCTCGACCAGCTTGCGAACGCCGTCGCTGTAGGTGTCCAGTTCCTGATCGCCGAGGCGCGGCGATTGAACATCCGTGGAATCAGGGCTGAGCTGGCGAATGATCGCGAAGCAGGAGACCACCTGCTGCTGCACCAGCTTCGCGAATTGGATGTCCTCGAACATCCCCGCCACGTCAAAGACGGGAGCCAGGGCGCTGACGCCGCGCGTCTGGCTGACACGCTTGGGGTTGAACACGTGGAAGACCGCCGGCCAGCCTTCCGAATCGAACGCCTGATACGCCTGCACATCGCTCACGCGGCTGAGCGACATGTTGGGGTCGATGTCGTCTTTGGTGAACCAGAACTCCAGGCGGCGGCGGTGCGCGTCGAGCATGATGCCGTGCACCACGTTGCGCGTGGTATTGGTGGGCGTGCGGCATCGGTGCGACTCCACCAGCTCCAGGGCCCCGGTGTCGGTGGGCAGGGCGAAGATGTCACCGTCGATGAGCATGGCCCGCAGCACCTGCTCCTGCATGGCGGCGAAAGTCAGCACGCCGGCCAGGTCGCACTGCAGTTTGTCTTTCGCCCAGGACGTGAAGCGCTTGAGCAGAGCGGTGTTCAGCTCCACGTCGCCCGTCTGCGGATCAGGCACCAGGCCGTTCTGCACTGTGTTGAGCACAGCCCGGTCGACCATCTGTCCGATTACCGCATCGTTGCGGTCCATGTCCCGGGCGTACTCGATGATGCGCAGGTAATCGGCGTCGGAGCGGTAGTGGTAGTCGGCGCTGGAGCCGGCCGAGTAAATGCCGGTGCGGACCCGCCGAAAGCGCGAGAGCTTGGCGGCGGAGTAGTCGGCCTTCATCCCTTCGAACGTCGCCGGCAACGTCGTGGAGCGTGGGGCTCGGCTCATGAGCGGAACCCTTCAAAGCTCAAATGGCGAGACGTAGCGCCAGATGCGCCCGTCGCCTGGTTGCGCACCGAGAGCCAGGAGCGGACCGTGGCCAGCTCCTCGCGCAGCGACTGCTTATCGAGCATGAAGGCGGTGCCGTTGCGGCCGGCCTGCTGAGGCAGGCGGCGCAGGAGCACGCGACACGCGGTCTCATACGCGCGGGCCTTGGTGACAGAGTTGTCCTCGGCGTAGGAGGCGTTGTCGTCATACGCCGCCTGCACTTCGGCCAACGTGCTTGCTGAGGTGATGTCCGCCATCCCCCGCAGTATCAGGGGGTAATGGCAAATTTAAAGGAAATCCGAAGCGCCCGAGGTTCGGATTGATTGTATTGGTTGCTCGCTTGTGATTTAGCCCGGATGAGAAATTTATTGATCAATCAATAAAAAGGTATTGACTCGGTTAGTGAAATGTCGATAATCTAAATAGATCAGGCATGGAACCTGATCGGGCAACGACAACGTCTAACCGGGGCGCCGCCCCACGAAAGGATCGAAGATGATCGACACCACCCCAATGACTGAGGCCGTCGCCCGCAACATCATC